GCCGCTGATCACGTTTACTGGCGATACGTGGAGAAATACAGGCTGTTATGACCAACCCATCCGAAAAAAGCCTAGCCAACCTGCGCCCCTTTGCTAAGGGGGAATCTGGCAACCCGCGCGGGAATACCACTGAGGCATGGGCTAAACGTCGCCGCAATGCTGAGAAGGCTGAGATTATTCATACTTGGTGGCTTGATACGATTGAGCGGGTTACTGAGGGGTATACGGATGAGCAGCGGCTGGAGTTGATTAAACACCCGCAAGTGTTGAACCTAACGCGGGATGCTATGGATCGGTATTATGGTAAGGCGGGGCAGCAACTTGACCTGATCAGTACCGACGACAGCCAAGGCCCGACTGTTATCCGGCTTGTAGCGGCAACACAGGCGGATGATGACGCAGACAGCTAGCGTTACGCTCTAACCAGCAGTCCTAGAAGTATTTGACCCCGCGCGGATATCGAACGGGGCTTTATGCCTTGAGAAACTATGTAAAGACTGTGGTATCCTCAAGCCGCACGAATCGTTCTCAGTAGATAGGGCTAAGTCAACAGGTCTTGCTACATACTGTAAAGATTGCAGTAAGATTAGGAAGCAGAAACATTATTATGGTAATCCTGATCAGTCTAGAAAATCCTCAAGGGAATGGTATTACAATAATAAAGAGCGCCACGGACTGGCATCAAGAAAATGGGCGCGCGAGAATAGAGATAGTAGATTAGTTAGAAGGCGTGCTAGATTTTCAGAACGCATGAACAGCGATGTGAATTTCAGGCTTGAACAAACAATGCGGGCATCTATGTATCGCCTTATGTTGCCGGGGCGCGATAGTAAAAAACTAGGATATACTTCCGACCACCTAAGGCAGAGGATGGAGTGTCAATTCTCCTCTGGTATGTCTTGGGATAACTACGGTGAATGGGAGATTGACCATAAAATACCTATATCTATATTCTTTGCTAGGGGAGAAATTAGGCCGCATATTGTCAGCGCGCTAAGTAATCTAAAGCCGTTATGGAAGGCGGATAATAGGTCAAAGGGTAATAGGTACATTGGATAACTCAGCAAAGATAAAATTGTCTCCAGTTGCACTAGATGTATTTTCCAAGCCTCGCGGCGAGTATACTTATCGCTGCATGTGGGGCGGACGGGGCAGCGGTAAGAGCTTCTCTGCGGCAATTATGGCTGCTGTTTGGGGGTATGTTGAGCCGCTTAGAATACTATGCGTAAGGGAGTTCCAAAATAGTATCCCCCAAAGCTTCTATGCAGAATTGAAGGCAGCTATTGAATCTCACGAATGGCTTTCAGAACACTATGAATTGCAAAGGGATAAAATTCTCGGTAAAAACGGGACCGAGTTTATGTTCAAGGGTCTTCATAGTAATCCTACTGCTATCAAGTCACTTGCAAAGATTGACTTGACCATAGTTGAAGAAGCTGAAGATGTGCCGGAAGAAAGCTGGCTTCAACTCGAAGCAACCGTTCTTAGACAACCCAAGGCTGAGATATTTGTTCTCTGGAATCCACGCAAAAAAGGCTCCCCGGTTGACTTCCGATTCCGCACACATCCACCTAAAGATTCGATTGTCAGGGAAGTAAACTACACCGACAACCTTTTCTTCCCATCCGGCCTGCAGAAGCTTTGTGATCGCCAGCGCGAGATACTTGATTACGCAACATGGGCGCATGTATGGCTGGGCGCATACCTAGAAAACTCTGCGGCACAAATCTTCAATGGGCGATTTGAACAGAAAGAGTTTACTCCCGGCACTGGCTGGTCGGGGCCGTATCAGGGCGGCGACTGGGGCTATTCACAAGACCCTACAGCAATGATCCGTAGTTGGGTGCATGATGGCTGCTTGTGGATTGAATACGAGGCAGGCAAGCAGGGGATTGAGCTTGATGACGTGGCTAAGGAAGCCGCGCAGATACCAGACTTCCACCGCTATGAAACTAGGTGGGATAGCGCACAGCCTGCGATGATTAGCCATGTTAAGAACAAGGGACTGCCTAGGTCTGTGCCTGCTGATAAGGGGCGCGGGTCAGTGGAGGACGGGATTCAGTTTATCCGGTCATTTCGCCGCGTGTATATCCATCCACGTTGTAAGAATACGCTGGAAGAATTTCGCAACTATAGCTGGAAAATTGATCGCCTAAGTGGGCAGATTTTGGACACGCCCGTGGATACTTTTAACCACTATTGCGACGCCCTTCGCTATAGTTTGGAGCCGCTTCAAAAGAGAAGTAATTTCAACTGGGCAGCGGTGTAGCAAAACCGTAACATTACTCCGGCTTAGACGTTATAACTCGTATTATGTTACGATATTGAAACGCCCCCGCCAGTTTCCTAGCGGGGTTAGGTTATTAGATTGCAGTGACCTTAGCTTGAGTGAAGTCTGGCACACCGTCAATCATTGGGAATGAAACAGTTAGCGCAGGTTCGCCAAACGCAGTGTGATAAAGCTTGTTGTCTGACTTATCAAAGAGAAAAGTTGTATCTACCCACTCCCCCACAGATTCCCAAACCACATCCCACGCAGGCGTCAAGCTTATTGACCTCCCATCAGCATCCCAAACATACGCAGGCGAATCACCAGACACAAGCCAAGCCTTTCCGTTGTCTGCGATATAGATGCAGGTATATTCTTCGTGTTCGCGCGTTTTGTAGGTTTTGCCTAGTTCGAAGCGGGATGGGGTGGGGGCTGGCTCAACCTCCCAGTGCGTAAAGTAAAGCGGATCGTCCTTATTTTCTGGACCAATCCCCAGCAAGTCAATGCCGTATGAGGTGACATATTTAACTTCATGTATCGTGTCTACATCAAGCCCACAGTTATTGTAATCCGTATGCAAAATACGCACACGATCACCAACCTTATACTTACTCATTACCCAAGCCCTCCAGAGCTACATTAATCTGTTTCCATTCAGCCAGCGTCAACTCCAACGCCAGCCTGCCTTCTAGGTAAATGATAACCGCTTCGTTGTCAACAAGCGAAACGGTTACGCCGTCTTTATTGTATGCTTCGGTCATTTAGCAGCTCCCATCGCATGGCTTAGCCTTACACGTTTTGCATACCATAGGTGAATAGTAGCAATCGTCAACTGATTTGCCTTCATATGTCGGCCCGCCGCATTCTGGGCATTCCCCATCAGGCTCATCAGCATATTCTTGTCCGCAGCAAATCATGCCCCAAACTCCTTAATAATCTCAGCCGCCAGATACAGTGCCTCGTCTTCATCCAATAGGCCATCGCAAGGCATTCTAGATCCGCCATCATCAAACGATACGCGCAGGTATTTTCCGTCGCGCGTGAATGTCAGGAATGAGTCGCCTGATTCGAAGCGGTGGTTCATGATTTTCTCCCAAATTCTTTATGATACTTGTCCGAGGCCAAACAGTATGCTTCATATGCAGCCTCTTTGGTTGAGAAGCTACCTAGTAGAATTTTCTGGTTTACATTAATTACTGCATGCCAGCACATAGATGCTTTATGCCAAAAAACACCCTTCAATCCTGAACGGTTATTTTTGTGCATCTTTGTGTTTCTACAATTTTCACTTCTTGTTGCCACCCTTAGGTTTTCAATTCGGTTGTCATCTTTTATTCCATTAATATGGTCAATTTCACCATCGGGCCATTCTCCGTGATGAATAGCCCAAGCCACCCTATGAGACTGGTAAAGCTTTCCACAGAAGAACCCACGCCTATATCCCCTTGCTTCAAGGCTATCAAATGCAAGGTCACCGATCTTTGATCGTCTAGCTGCCCTGACCTTCCAAGTCATTTTTCCAGTAATAGGGCAATATGATACTTTTTCCCTTAGCGTATCAATGGGTATATCATCCTTTACCAATTTTTATTCACCGCCATCCCGCATCCTCCGCTGATTTGCTACTCCCCACCACATAGCATACCCTACGCATCATTGTCAACAGGTATTCAATGGCACCTCGTAAGAAACCTACGCAAGTTACAGATGCAGCCCCGGTGAATGTGCGCGACTCACTGTCCAGCATGACGCTTCGGATGCCGTCTGCCTATGCGGATTCGTGCGGTTGGAATATCTATGATATTGCGAAGTGGCGGAAATATTACACTGAGCATATTCTAGCACGGGTCGCCGTTGACCGAATCCCAGAGGATTGCTTTCGGAAGGGTTACACATGGGGCGGCGCTGACCCACAACAGATGAACCTGCTGACGCAAACTGAACGGCGGCTGAACCTGCGCGAGGTTAAGCAGCGCGCGGTTACGTTCGCAAGGCTAGACGGTGAAGCCTACATTTACATGGATGATGGCACCCCCGCTGATATGCCGATGGATTATGAGTCGGTCAAAAAGAACGGCCTGCGGTTTATTAACCTGTTGCGTATCACTGATGTGATGAAAGGCCCGTGGGATATTGACCCTATGAGCCAGACTTATATGCAGCCGCTTTGGTATCAGGTCACGGCTAGTGCGGGCGAAGCTGTTCGCATTCACCCTAGCCGTATGTCTAAGTTTATCCGCAATCCTGACCCTAATAATGGCATTGGCACTTCTGATCTGGCGTTGCTTTGGAATACGATCACTTGGCTTGAACGTGCTGAAGAAAACGTATCGGAGCTAACCACTGAGGCGCGGATTGACGTTATGAGTGTTGAGGGGCTGATGGAGGCCGTCCAAGACCCTGTGACTGAGCGCAAGATTATTGAGCGATACGCCTTGATGTCGCAATTGAAGCGGACGAATAAAGTCATTGTCAAGGATATGACGAAAGAGGATTATCAGCAGAAGCAGTCTAGCTTTACTGGCCTTCCTGATGTTGTAGAGGTTTTTCGACGTGGGTATTGCGCGGCGATTGAGGTTCCGTATTCGCTTGTTTACGGTCGCGCGGGTGGATTGGGCAGCAACGGCGAAACTGATGTTCTGACTTACCATGAGAATATCGCGTCTATTCAGCGCAATGAAATTACCAACTCATGCTTTAATTTGAATGAGGCGGTTATTAGGTCGGCGCTAGGTTCTAGGCCGGAAGAAATATTCGTTGAGTGGTTGCCACTTGCTGAGACTAGCGAAAAAGAGCGGGTTGAGTCTGCAAGTAAGGTAGCCGCAACAGTTAAGACGCTTGTGGAATCTAAAGCCATGCCCGCTGATATTCTAACAGGGCCAACTGTGCAGTGGTTGATTGAATTGAACGCCTTCCCCGGTTTGGAGCAATCTTATCAGGAATGGATTGAAGGTGGTGGTGTGTTGGATGACCCCGGAGATGAGGGTGATGTGATTGGCGCTGGTTCGCAATCTGATTCAGAAAATGATACGGTGTCGGCATGATTAGATTTAATGATGCCGCAAAAATTGGCGATACTAAGAAGACGCAAGAGGGGTATCTCATTGCGACTAGCCGAGTAGCGCGCACTGGATCGCAGAATTACCGCGCATCCGAGTTGGGCGATGTGGCTATTGCTGCTGGATTTGACCGTGATGATGTGGTTAGTGTTTATCGCCATGCTGATCAGGTATTCCATAAAGACACGCTGATTAGCATTACCCGCGTTCCTGTTACTGTTGATCACCCTAGCGTTATGGTTGATTCGGACAACTACACGCAATTTGCTGTTGGCGATGTTGGGGATGCATTTAAGCAGGACGGCGATTGGATTGTAGTTAGCCCAATGATTAAGGATGCTGCCGCTGTAACGGCTGCACAAACTACGCACAAAGAAATTTCAATGGGCTACACGGCTAATATCGTTGCCGCCCGTGATGGTGTGGATGCTGACTTTGAAATGGTCGATATTCGCATTA